CGCTCTAACACCTATTGTTTCTTTTTTATAAGAACTATTAAGTGCGAAGCACTGTAAATATTATCTAGATTGTTCAGTCACACTTTGCCCTGGCGGGCAAAAAATGAACATTATCTGAGTTGATCAGTTCACTTAACGTTACAGCATTACAGTGGCGGTTGTCCGGTACCACGAGCTGAGTCTTTATACAACGGCGGGTCTCAAAGCATACGTTAACATGCGATAAGCCGTGGGTATTTCTCCCTCTTTTAGCCTTGTTTAAAATTTCTCTTATAAATCAAACGGATTGTATGTAGGCATATTCCATCGTGGTCCTGTTAAGGATACTGATTTACGTCTCTGCTGCCACTCAGAATACCCTGCCGTCACACATCAGAACGGATTCGGGGCACAAATTAGTCGCCGGTGCGGGCTTATTTGGCAGTTAAACAGCCTGAATTATTAGCCTTTGAGTATATGCGAACCATGTACACGAACAGCAATATGTCCGTTATAATAGTCATTACTTTCTAAAACTTTGCGGGAAAATTGTTCTCTGGCCTCGATGTAAGAGCATTGCGCCTTGGATGTACAGTAATATAGGATTTCTCTACTGAAGTTTTCTTTGCCTAGTGTAGTTACGTCTTTGGTCAGCGCATCACTGGAGCCATAATACTCCATCCAATCGCTGTCAACTTTGCTACGAATTTTCTTCTTTTTCTTAGTTCCGTTCTTGAGCTTGACTACTTTATAGGTAGTTTTTGCGAACTTGGCTAATTTTTTGCCTATATACTTTTTGCCAGAGATGTCGTTTGTTATCAAGTACACGAAACCTACACACTCTTCGGGAAGTGTTTCAACGATTTCATTTTGATAAGTCCATGACATGCACTAATTAGTGTCACTGGGTGTGCCTTTGTCTTGATTCTGGTTTGCCTTGCGTTTTGCCTTGATTTGTTTCATGTCTTCATTTTTCCACTCTCGCCATTCTTGTACTTTTACACGACGAGCAGAGCAGATGCGCCTAATTTCACTTAACCACCAGCGAACATCCATACCCGCTCGCTTGGTGTCTTCGTTGAGCCATTTTTGATTTGCCTTAAAATACTCGCGAAAAGCTGCCATGAGTTCATCATGTAGCTGTTCGTCTTTGTTCATTACTCAGTAACCTCTAAATCATTAGCGTAACTGGTAAATCCGTTTTCTTTGATAACACGCAGTACGTTGTTAACACGACCAATAAGTTCGTCTTTGTGACTGATCAGGAATACATTCTTTTTACGTTCACGGCTTGTTTTCTTTAGTATACTCAATGCGCCTTCTACACCACTTGCGTCTAAGCCGTTGTCAATAAGTTCGTCAACAAACAATAAATTAATCTGCTGATACAAACTTTCCCACACATCACGGAACGCCAGTGATAACGACAGAATCAATCTAGTGCGCTCACCTCTAGACAAGTTATCAAAGTCGAGATCTTGCCCAAGTTGTGTAATTTCAACGTTAAGATCGTTTAAGAAACTAACAGTATGCGGCAAGCCCATCTTGTCAAGATAGTAGGTTAGTCGGTTGTTTAAGTAGGCTAGATTTTGATCAATAATTTTCTTACGGATAAAGCTATCCTTACTGGTCAACAACTTGAGCAGGAACTCTTGATGGTCCTTTAATGTACTAAGTTCATTGATACTATCCCAGTTGATTTCTTGAAGGGCAGTGTCAGTAAGCTCGTCAATTTGCTCTTGATAGGGATCACTTTCGCCTGCCTTGATCTGTAGTTGTGTTTCTAAAGTTTTTAAGTTATTCTGATGTTTTAGTGCCTGCTCAACAGAGTCGTAATACGTATCCGGCCGCGGAGTTTGTTCACCAAGCGCAGTAATCTCTTTGTTAATTTTAGCTAGATCTTTTGTTACTTTGTCAAAGTATTTTTGTGCTTCATCTAAGTGCTTGGTAGCTTCAGAAGACATTTCTTCATGTTTATGATCATGAAGATCTTGTTCACAAGCGTGACACTTTTTGTCCTTTAACTTAGCAAGCTCACTAGCGTACTTTTTTACGCTTCGCTCCGCTTGCGCTGTTGCGCTGTCTAAAGTTGCCCGCTCCTTGTTCAGACTCTTGAGCTTGGCCGTGCGTTCTTCGTACACTTTTAGTTCAGCGTGTTTGGCAAGTTCTGCCTCAATATCTACACCTTCTAATTCGATAATTGCGCGACCAATTTTTTCTAATTCATTTTCGTGCTGAGTATTCCATGCGCTTTGTCTAGTAAATAATCCGTCAATGCTTACTTGAATTTTTTCATTACTTTTCTTTGCCGCTTCTAAGTCGGCATTCTTTTGATAGATATCATCTTTAGTAGACTTAATCATTTCTTTAAGTGTTTCTGCCTTTTCACTAAGCAACGTAACTCCTAACAATTGTTCGATAATAACCCGTTGATCGTTAGCCCGCATACTAAGAAACGGCTCTGTGTAGGTGTTTAATGCTACAATATGCTTGAACATATCATGCGACATTTCTAACAACTCGTCAAGATCTTTTTGCGTTTCACGCATATCACCTTGTGCGTCATCTGACTCGTCAGTCTCCTGCTCTTGATCGTTTACATAGAACTTTAATACGTTAGGTTTCCGCCCACGCTCAATACGATAATTAGTTCCGTCTTTTTCAAACGCCAGTGTAACCAACATGCCTTTATTGTTAATCTTGTTAATAAGATTATCTTTTTTAATGTTAGTTAATGCGTTACCAAACAAACTATAACTTAGTGCGTTGACAATAGTTGTTTTTCCAGTACCGTTTCGGCTACCACTATCGTCACCGCCTTGATCTAAATTTTCACCCAATACTAACGTTAGATTTTCCTGTGCGAAGTTTACAGCCTGGGTCTGATTACCCACACTCATGAAGTTACGTACTGTTAATTCTTTAATTTTTATCATAGATTGTTATAAATTGCTAATAGCGTATTTTTATTAAATTGGTCAGAGTCAATGTTAATAATTTGACTGGACACAATTTGATCAACTGACTCGAATGCTTGAATATCGATATTAGTGTTAATTTCAATTTCTTTACGTTCGGCAATAAGGGTAAGCTCGCGAATATCATAATCCGCAATAAATTTTTCTTTAATAAAACTTGCTTCTTCGTAAGTAATATCAATATCTAAAGCAACCCGCAAATGTTGTTTAGGTCTAATGATAGTGCTAGCTTCGTCAATTAGTCTACTCAACGTCAGTGTGCGGAACGTAGGCTGACCCGGCCACGAATGAAATTCTGGAGATCCACCCCATTCAAGAATCATCATACCGCGATCGTCATCCCACGCATCTGAATAGTTGTGCGGAAATGCGTTACCAATGTAACACATATTTTCATTCATTTGTCTCTTATGGAAATGCCCACTAAACCCCATTTCAAAGCCTTTAAATGCTTCTGCTTGTAGCTCGCCGTGGTCTGGCATCTGTACCATAGCGTTCATAAAGAACTTGGGTAATTCAAAGTGCCCAAAGCAATATTTTCCTGATCGATTTTTAATAGTTCTCCACTCTTCACCAACTAGCCATGGGCATAACGTAACATCTCCAATGGTAGTAACTTCGGGGATTACAGTAACACCTGGAATATATTTTCCAAACTCAACTGAATGAATGTCACGCTTATCTTTATAATAAAGGTCATGATTGCCAGGAAAAAAGTAAAAGTTATCAAATGCTTGCCCTAACTTTTCTAATGCCCTAAGACTATAATCCATAGTGGTAATATTAAGACTATTACGGTTATGGTGCCAGTCCCCCATAAAGATTCCTGTGTCACATCCTTCTTCTTTTGCCTTGGCAATATACCAGTCTACAAAATCTTCACAGTCTTGGTTGTGTGTATTACTATTTGACTTTAATCCAAAATGTATGTCTGTAAAACAGGCAATCTTTTTAAACATATTACTCATTGTTACTGCTTTCCTCATTACGTTTTACTGCGGCAGCATGTTCACCGGCACCAGTACGTGAGTAGCTTGGATTCATACCATTCATCTCAAGAATATCATCACGTATGTTTTGATTACGTTTTTCAATATTAATAACACGAACAAAACTATTAGTAACAGCCGCAGTAAAATAAGCAAATGGATTGTCTGATTTTGACTCATCAAATTGTAAACCAATTTGTGTTAACTGTAGAATAGCCTGCCCCTTCATTTCGTCATTGTATGTATAGCCACGAACGTTGCCGCGAGTAGCATACCTCTCACATAATTTTAACATCATTCGTGCTAAAGTTGGAGTAATTTGGCCTGCGTCTTTGTCAAACTTTCCCTTTTCAAGATCACCCTTCCAATGGCTTTTGCCCACACAAACTATCTCATCTTCGTCATTAAATTTCCAATGCTGGAACGGAGGAAAGTTAACTTTATCTCTATGATCTGCTAGACTTTTAGGGTTTTTCTTACGGGTGTTATTAAGCGGAATATGATCAAACGTCATAATTCTAAAGACTAAATCGGTCTTTTGTATCTTCTTATAGTCTACCTCGCAATCAGCCTGTTTAACTTTTTGCCCATCTTTTTTCCTAGTAGCATAGTCTAAATCACCTATTCTTTTAGCCTGATTCCTTTTGGCTTCTGCTACTGTGCGTATGTTTATTTTGTCTACACTTGGCAAAATAATGTCATATTGATGGTACTTTGGATCAGTAAAACTACAGTATGATGTCTTACTCCTGTGTATTTCTAACAACATATCTTTGTTGTTTAGATAGTTAACTTTAGCGGTCATGGATCATTCCTATTTTAAGTTATTATAAACTACGCGGTTAATAAAGTCAAATAAATACTTGCCAAAGGGATACATTATGGCAATCAAAGGACAAAATTTACAATCGACTATAGCGGCTACTACAGCAACGTTTGGGGCGGTTACATCGGCGGTTGGCACGGCACAGCGACTTGGTTCGGCACTATCTAGTATAGGTAGCGCATCTGATGTTGGTAGCGCAATCCGCAGTATCAATCTTCCATCAGCGGGTGAAGCAGTAGGTGATATTATGGGTGCTATCTCCATGTTTGGCGGCGGTGGCGATAATCCTAATGATTGGCGTGTTAAACTAAGCATACCAAACTGGGTCAGTTTTAAAAATAGTGCTGTACTTAAACCATTGAAAGATGCTGGCGGATTTATATTCCCCTACACTCCAGAAATTGCAATCAGTAGCAGTGCAAAATATACTCCAATTAGTCCAACGCACAGTAATTATCCCTTTCAAGCCTACTCAAATAGTGATCCTGGCACAATCACTGTAACTGGCGACTTCAACGTAGAAGACAGCACACAGGCATTGTATTGGATTGCCTGTGTTCACTACTTGCGATCGGCAACAAAAATGTTTTCAGGTTTTGATCCTAAAGCCGGAAATCCTCCGCCAATTGTAAAATTAAATGGGTACGGTGCGTATGTGTTTAAAAATGTGCCAGTAGTAATACAGTCTATGAAAATTAGTCTAGGTAAAGAATGCGATTATATTAGTTGTAATGTAGTAGGAAGCGCCGCCGGCGAAATTGCCGGAATTGCTGACAGCATTGGAGGCCTTGCTGACGCAGTTGGCGGAGCCTTACCTGGGCTGAGTGGAATCACAAGTACGGTAAGTAGTATAGCAGGCGGAGTTGGCCAAGTAGCAAGTCTATTAGGTAGTTTTGGCCTTGGTGGCTCTACTAGTGGCGGCACCGCACACGTACCAACAAAAAGTACAATAACAGTTACATTAATACCTGCTTACAGTAGAGCAAGTGCTCGTAGTTTTAGTCTTGATAGGTTTGTACAAGGTGGATACATGAACAACTCAGTA